AGTTGATAGATGTTTAGAATCCCTAGCTTTTATGAGATGAATGTGACCTTTGATGATGCATGTCGTACAATTAAAAACTTTGGTAACGGTAACATGCTTGAAGGTATGGAAGCAATGAATCGTGCTTGGGAAGAACATTGTTTTAATGAAGATGATGACGATGATTTCTTTGAGCATTTTGAATATGAAGTAAATGCTTTTAACAAAGTTTTCTCAAAAATGAAACCACTTTTTGTAGCTTAGGAGATTATAATGCAACAGGATTTAACTGATTATATCAATGCTCAACGTGCTGAAGCTATTGAATTCAGCAAACAACCTGATTGCTGGATGGGTATGTTGCCTGAAGCATCTGATACTGCTTATTGGAGCCAACGTGTTCCTAGTGGTACACTAGCAGAGTTCGAACGTATCGAACTTGAAGAAAGTGCATACTATGCAACTGCTGACGCATATAGCAAAGGCTATGCTCGTAGTTTAGATTTTTCAACTATGTCAGATGCACAGTTGGAAAAACTTGTTAAAGAAGCATGTGCTGAAATAGATGCTCAAATTGAAGAAGATAAAGCATACCAAGCGGCAGAAGAAAAACGTATAGCTGAACTTGCTAGTTCGCTGAGCGTAGATGTTAACACACTTAACCGATGGATGGAGGCGGCTTAATGGCGTACACTTATCTTAAAACTGAGGTAAAAGCTATCTCAATGGCAGAACTAGAAGCATTGCAAAATGCTTATGTAGAAGCTGAAAAAAATAATCAGGCTTGGATTATGCAAGCTATGCAAAAGGTCTTCGACGATATTGACCTTGGCGTAGTTCGAGTGTTCGATTAATGGGAGGAGATTTTGACCTTGCATGGGAGGTATTGAAACCTCTCATAATTGGTGGCGTCAGTGTTGGTGTGTTTCTAGCAGTGGTATTCGGCGCAATAAAAATTGGATGGAAGTATGCACCTTGGATAGTTGTTGGTGCATTGTTAATATGGTTTTTTGGATAGGAGTAAGTTATGATTACACCTGAAACACTTGAAGTTGGTAAAGGATATGAATGCACCTTTACAGTAAAAAATATTCCACTTGATACATTTGGTCGTCCGGGAGGTATGTACAGTTTAGCAGACATACCAGTTGAGAAAATTGGAGATTACACAAGCACCGGAACTATTGTTGCTCGTGATTTGAATACCAAACTTATGGAAGTCGAAGATTTCAAAGTAGACGGTAAACCCAAAACTTATGTTGTTAAGTTTGAAGATGTAGGAAATATAAATGAAGTATGATGATAGACATGGCGGTCCGTATGACCGAGGAGGAGCAGACAGCTATTATCGGCGAGGGTTCAAGCCTCATTACTATAGTGGCGATACTATGCAGTCGGATGAGATCCCCGAAGCACTAATGACAACGGCTGAAGTTGAAGCATATCGTGCAGGGTACAATGATAACGAAGACCTTGGTGCTTTTAAGGACTGGGGATAAAATTGAAACTCCATATATATGGCGATAGCTTTGGTAGTTTTATACAACCAGATGAACATTGGCAGAGATTGAAACTGCCAGATGAAAATCTTTACTGGCAAAAAAGATTACAAGTTAAATTAGGCTGTGACGAACTTGTTAATAACTCTAGAAATGGATCCAGCTTAGATTTTACACAATGGCTATTCAATGAGAATCTGAGTGAGATATCTAAAGATGATTACATAATTGTAATACATACAGAAGCCAGCAGACGATGGTTTATAGAAGATTTTCCAAATATAACTAACTTTCAAAGTTTTATTCAATTTCCTGGTGGAGAAATTAATTGGCCCTTCATTGATATTGTAACAGGTCATCGTTCTGGCGATAAAGTTAAAATGCGTAAACAAATAGAAATCGCAACAGATTATTGTTTGCATGTAGCTGATCCAGGAATGGAAGATTTATATGGAAGTGCAATATTAAGTTGGTTTAAAGAGTTTCAACGGGAAGGATATAAACTTATTAATATACCTGCATATAATGTAAATTCAGTAACTGAGTGGAATACAGGATTTAATACTACTGGATTGTTAGAACATGTGAGTATAAATGAATTTGTTCCCGATGAAAACAATGATGCGAGAATGAGTTTTATAAAAGTTACCGCCGGACAAGATGGCAGGGTTGGGCATTTAAGTATGGTTAACCATGACATATTTTTAGATAAAGTTTACAATAGCTTTATCAACGGTGATAACTTAGAGTTAGATACAGGATTTGAGTCTAGCTTTATAACTAAAGATAATTGGGAAGAGTATAATGATTACGGTGTTCACCCTATCAGTATACAAAAAAAGACTAACCCATACAAATAAAAAGGTTGACATCATGCAACTTGTGGTGTTATACTGTTTTTATTGCTTAGGGATAAACTCTAAGTGCAACTTAACTGGAGGCAATAATGGCTTTTACTAAAATTAAAACTAACCAGAAGACTTTCCTAGAAACTTATCTTCGAGGTACTGGTAAAACTTTGACTGCGAAAGACGCAAATGCAAGGTTTGGCATTCAGCAACTTCCTGCTAGAATGAGCGAAATGAAATCAGCTGGACTTAACGTCAAGACTGATATTGCTACTACAGGTGCAACACGATATAGCATTACTGCTCGTGACGTAAATGGTAGCAGAGCAAAAATGTTCGCAGAAGCATAAGCTAACCAAATAAACTAAAATAGGGCCTACGGGCTCTATTTTTTTGACTAAATCATTAACTACTAGGTTAACTCTTATAACCACCCGGATATATAGTGGTCCTGGTAAATACTACTAACAAATACTTTATGAGGAGAATAATTATGGCAGTATTAGTATCACCTGGTGTAAATGTATCAGTAGTAGATGAAAGTGCATACGGTGCTCCGGGCGCCGGTACAGTTCCACTATTAATGGTAGCAACACGTCAGGAAAAAACAGATCCTACAGGAAGTGAACCTGATGGTATTGCGAAGTTTACAAAAAGTGCTCAAGCTGGCAAAGTAATAAAAGTTACTAGCCAAAGAGAATTGACACAATTTTTTGGAAACCCAACATTTACTACAAGTGGAGCTAGTGTAGTACAAGGAAGTGAGACTAGTGAATATGGTCTTATGGCGGCATACAGTTACCTAGGACAAGGTAATCAAGCATTTGTCGTTAGAGCAGATATAAATCTTGCACAACTAGAAGCCAGCACAGCCGCACCAACTGCATCTTATGCAACACAAGGCGGACTTTGGTTAGATACTGATGCAAGTAAATTTGGTATCCATGAATGGAGTGCAACAAATAATAGTTGGGAAAACAAAATTCCAGCAGTTGTAAAAAATGCAACTGGCGTACAAGCAACTATAGACGGCGATGTTGCATTTGACCCAACTTCATTAGCAACACCAAGTGCCGCAACAGATGACACATATTTGGTTGTAGTACATATTGATAATGAGACAGTAACAACAGGCGCAAGACAAATGAGTATCCAATATTTCCATGGTACAGGTGGTGCATGGGAATTGATTGATAATTCATTAGCCGCAGGTGATGCAACATATGATGAACACTTCAGTGCTCCTAGTACACCAGCCGCTGGCGACATTTGGATTAAAACAACCAGTGCAGGTAACGGAATTGATTTAAAATTCCTTAGATATAGTACTAATTCGTTTGGTGCAGTTACAGTTCAAGGTGTTAGTACTACACAAGTTGACGGCGCTGGCGCAATTACAGACTTTGTTCCACAAGATGGATCAAGTGTAACTGCATTAACTGCAAGTACAGCCGTAGCAGGTAACTTGGTACTTGACCAACAAGCTAACACACGCGGTACATTGTTAGTAAGAGAGATTACAGCAGGCGCACCTGGTGCATTAACAACAACTGATATTATAGCACAAGACGGAACTCCAACAGCAACTCCAGCTACTGGACAATACTGGTTTAATAACGAAATTGACAAGTTGGACCTATATCGTGTTGCAGGCGGTGCATATGTTGCAACATCAGCAACGTATTCAACAACAGAGCCAACAGGTGCTAGTGCAAACGATATATGGGTAGACACAACTTTAGCCGCTGAGAATCAAGCTAACGAACGTGCATATCCAAAGATTTATCAAAGAAATGGTGCAAACAATGCATGGGTACTACACAGCAATTCAGATCAATCTACATCAAATGGTGTATTGTTTGCTGATATTGATGATACAGCAGGCGGAGGAGCACCAATTGCAGGCGCACCAAATGCGGCAGTATATCCAACAGGTATGGTAGTTGTAAACATGACACAAAGTAAAAACACAGTGCGTAAATGGAACGGCACAGCATGGAGAAATGGTACAAGTAATCATGCAGACGGCAGTGGACGTTTTGGTAGATATGCACAACGTGGTGTTATTGCAACTGCAATGCAAGCGGCTATTGCTGGTACAGATCTTAGAGATCCGCAGTACAAGTACAGCTTAATTGCTTCACCAAACTATCCAGAGCTAGTAGACGAAATGGTCACACTAAACAGTGATAGAGGCGAGACAGCATTTATTGTTATTGACACACCAATGCGTAAAAATCCAACAGATGTTATTAGTTGGGTAAACAATAGTAACAGTGCCGCAGAAAATGGCGAAGATGGACTAGTAACTAAGAACACATACAGTGCAGTTTACTATCCTGCAGGACAAACTACAGAGCCATTAAATGGTAATACTGTAACTGTTCCTCCAAGTCATATGGCACTATACACTATTGCTTATAATGACAACATTAGTTTCCAATGGTTTGCTCCAGCAGGAACTACAAGAGGTGTTGTACAAAACGCAAGTGCAGTTGGACACATTACAACTGAAGGCGAATTTAAAGCAATTAGCCTTACACAAGGACAACGTGATGCAATGTATACAGCAAAGCTAAATCCAATCACAACATTCCCTGGACAAGGTACAATAGTATTTGGACAGAAAACACTACATGCTAATACTAGTAGTTTAGATAGAGTTAATGTTGCACGTTTGGTTGCTTATCTCAGAGAAAGATTTGATGAGATTGCTCGTCCGTTCTTGTTTGAAATCAATGATGCACAAACTAGAGCTAGAGCAAAAGTTGTATTTGAAAGATTCCTTGCAGACATTTTAAGTAGACGAGGACTTAACGACTTTGCAGTAGTATGTGATGATACAAATAATACTCCAGCGAGAATTGATCGTAATGAGTTTTATGTAGATGTTGCTATTGAACCTTCAAAAGCGGCAGAATTTATCTATGTTCCAATTAGATTAGTGAATACAGGCACATTATCAAGCACAAACTAATAAAAATTAACTTAATACTTAATGGATGGCTTCGGCTGTCCATTTTTTTTGACGTTTTTTAATAAATACTAACAGCCGGTATAACGAGGAGATTCACATGGCAGTTATCACAACACTAGGTGTTCCAGACAATTCAGGGAATACAACAACAATTATGCCTAAGCTACAATATCGCTTTAGAGTGACATTTGTAGGCGAAGGATTTAGTGCTACTCCTACTAGAAGCGTTATTAGTACAACCAGACCAAGTCTAACACATGATGAAATTCCGTTAGATACATACAACTCAAGAATTTACCTTGCAGGTAAACACTCTTGGGAAGCAGTGTCCATTGTACTTAGAGATGACGTTGACAGTGTAGTATTAAGAGAATTAAATAGTCAACTTAACAGACAAGTTGACCACGCTAATCAAAGTTCACCAAGAGCAGGCTCAAGCTATAAGTTCCAAATGATAATGGAAACATTAGATGGTGCTAGCCCAACACCAGGTGTACTAGATAAGTTTGAATTAGCAGGATGTTACATTGCAAATATTAGCTATGGTGACATGGCTTATGCAAGTAGCGAACAAGTACAAGTAACAGTAGGTATTAGATACGACAACGCAGAAATTTTTGACGCCGCAGGTAATGCAACTCTCACTGGCGCTGATTTAGATCAGACAGTAAGTAACGCAACTGGTGGCGGAACAGTAGCTTAAGGTAGCAAAGTATGGGATTAACTAGTAATACCGGCCCATACAATGCCGCCGCTGAGTATTTTGGAGCAGATGACCAAGTTATGGTCAAAACTCCAAGAAGCCTGTTTCAATTTGATTTAGAATTTGTGCTAAACGAAAACATAACCATCCAAGATGCTAGTTTTCCTAAGACATTTACTTTTCATAGAGTACAAAGTGTAAGTATGCCTGATTTTGATTACGGCATACAACAAGTCAATCAATATAATAGAATACGATATGTTCCGACTAGAATGACACCTGGGCCGTTACAAGTTGTGTTCTATGATACTAAAGACAATCAATTTCAATCTTTAATGAAAGCATATGCACAGCATTACTTTCAAGGACATGATATGCCTACGCAGAATTTTAGTGGTTATTCTGTATTAAATGAAGACTTTTCTACTTCTGGCGGGCATGATTTTGGAGCGAAAACAGTTACAGGTGATACTAGATTCTTTTTTGAAGAAATAAGAGTACACAATAAAGATACAGCCCAAGGCGGTAGAACAACTGTTCTTTATAACTGTATGATGACACAAGCATCACATACAACATTTGATTATTCAAATAGTGCTCCGGCAACATACAGTGCAGTTTTTCAACCAGAGCATGTAAACATTGGTGGAGTTGATTCTAGTTTAATTAATCGAACCAATGCACAAAGGCAAAGTATAGAAAGCACAACACCAGGTACAGTTGCAAATAGACCTGCTCCTATTAATCGAACTAGTGGTCTTCAACAATTTACAGGTACACTTAGAAAAGGCGAAAGTCTAAGAAATATTGACGGCAACACTTTTATAATTCCAGCAGATAACACACCTGATCAATTACCACAAGAGTAGTAAGAATAAATACTACTAGAATGGCAAATAAATTTCAACAAGGCATATATGAGGTTAAAAACCCTAGAAAATATGTAGGCAAACACCGACCCAAATATCGTAGTGGTTGGGAATTAAAGTTTATGCGTTTATTAGATGATCATCCTAATATAATAGCATGGGCAAGTGAAGCACATAGAATACCTTACAGAAATCCAGCTACAGGTAAGAACACACACTATGTACCAGACTTTTTTATAGTGTACGAAGACAAAAATAAACAACGAAAAGCAGAGATGATTGAAATTAAACCAGCCGGACAAACACTAGCATATGCCAAAAGCAACATACAAAAAGCTCAAGCTATTGTAAATGAAGCAAAATGGCAAGCCGCAAAAGTATTTTGTAAACATCAAGGCGTTGGGTTTAGAGTGTTAACAGAAAACGAATTGTTTAATCAGCCTAAAAAAAGGAAACGTAAATGAGCAGTAAAATTGAAGAAGTATTTGACTTACCACCGATGAAAGATGAAGTAGTCGATGAGCCAGTTAAACAAGAACAAACAGGATTAGATATTGCACAACTACAACAACAATTAGATGTAGCAGATAAAATTGATGCCGCATTGCCAATGGTAAGAGATTTAGAACAACTAGATGCTGACATGGA